GCAGCAAGGTATTTCGACCTATTGCACCGGGCGAGTATTCTGGAAAACGAAATATATGCCTCTTTCCCGGTCTGTCGTAATGGCTCACGACTCTGCGACTTCTGAGGCACTCTTTCAGATGTCGAAAGACGTACATGCCAACATGAATGCCGCCTTCCGTCCAGAGATTTCTAGGACTAACGCCAAAGAGATGGTGTTTGTTACTCGGAAGAAAGATGAAAAGACAGGAGAAGAGTTTGAAGAAAAGCGTGGATACCGACTATACACTGCTGGCTCTCCCGAAGCTGGTCGAGGTACTACCCCGACTGTGGCGCATCTATCCGAAGTAGCGTTCTGGCAATTCGATGAGAAAATCCTTGCTGGTCTATTCCAAGGTATTCCCAACTCCCCCGGAACCGAAGTAATCCTAGAGAGCACCGCTAACGGTATCTCTGGTGAGTTCTATCGGCTCTGGAAAACAGCGGAAGCGGGAAAGAACGAATACGTCCCTATCTTTATTCCATGGTTCCTAACCTCGGAGTATACGATGCCTGCCCCAGAAGGGTGGGAGATGGACGAAGACGAAATTGAATACGCCGAGACATATGATCTCACTATTGATCAGATGTATTGGAGACGGATGAAGATTGGTGAATCAGGTCCTATCAAGTTCCAACAGGAATACCCAGCGACAGCGGAAGAAGCTTTCGTAAGTACTGGGTCAAACATATTTGATGTTCCTACACTGAACGCGATGGAAGTGAAAGAACCTATCAATCGTCGTCGCCTGAATGAAGGTTCGGTCTACTTTGACCAGCACCCTCAAGGCGAACTAAAAGTATTCCGTGAACATAAACACACCGAGAAGTTTGTTATAGGCGCTGACGTTGCGCTGGGCGTAGGACAAGATAGTTCCTCCGCAACTGTAATGGACTCTGAGAGAGAAATCGTAGCTACATTCGAATCTAATAGGATTGATCCTACTAGGTACGGTGAGCTACTGTTCTACCTAGGTCGTATGTATAACCATGCGCTTCTCGTTGTTGAATCAAACAGTATAGGTGTTGCAACCTTGGCTAAGATCAAGTCGATGCAATACCCAAATCTATATTACCAGACTAATCTAGCTAAGATGGACAACGAAGAAGGCGAACGGCCGGGGTTCAAGACATCAGTCTCAACCAAGCCAGCCATCATCGGTAATCTAAAGAATGCTATCAAAAACCGTGAAATAAGATTATACGACCAAGCAGTTATCAATGAACTCAAATCGTACATCTTAACTGACGCGGGTAAGATGGAAGCAATGCAAGGCGCTCATGACGACCAAGTCATCAGCTTAGCCTTAGCGCTAGAAGGGTATCGTACCCACCAGCACCGTCTAAGTGCAACTCGTCAAGGGTTCCAACAGACACAGATGCTGGCAGACGACACCAGCTGGTTTTGAGATAGAGCCACACATGTCCTCGGTTGATGAGGGGCGACTGTGTGGATTCTACCCCTCACCTAATTTTAAGAGGCATCATATGCAATATTTTGGAGACGAAGGTAGGCAGTTGCTTATTGACAAACTGTTCTACGGCTCTTTACCTTCTTGGCAAGCTGATCCTATGGTTCTGTTGGTTGACAAGTGTCTAGAACTAGACGTGACTAACGCCAAACACATTGCTTATGTGCTTGCGACAGCCTATCATGAATCAAACCGATTCAAGGCGAAGGAAGAATACAGAAAAGGCCGAGGTCGTTCTTATGGACAACCTGTGCACATCTGGAGTAATAAGAAAAGCTCGTTCCATGGCCGTGGTTGGGTACAACTGACTTGGCTCGGAAACTATGGACAATTTACTGCTCGTCTTTCTGCGATCACAGGTAAAGAGATTGACTTAATCAATAACCCTGAGATCATTCTTAATGATGATCAGATTAATGCTTACATCACTGTAGTCGGTATGAAGGAAGGACTCTTTACCGGAAAATCAATGAGTGACTACCTCGGTAATGACTATACTGCCGCTAGGCGTGTAGTTAATGGAACCGACAAAGCGGCACAGATCGCTGGGTATGCACGTATATTCGAAGAGGCCTTACGACATGGATAATGGAATTCTGAATAAACACCTAAGTATGTTTGCTGATAGTATTGGCGATGTTCAACCACAACAATACACGGCACCACAAGTTACACAAGCTGAGCCGGATGCTATGGCATTATCTCTCGCTCGTGAAGCTAAAATTCGAGAAGCTCAAGAAATTGCTCGACAGAAATCAATGATGGAAGCTGCAGCTCAGGTTCCGCAGCCTCAGGCCGCACCACAAGAACAACTGTCATCGTGGAACCCATTTGTCCTATTGTTTGGACAGCCGGGTGATCCCAACAGTAGCGGTATCGCAGGAAACAAATAAGGGGAAATCACATGGCTAAGAAACTCACAGATAAAGAGTTTCTGACAGAGATCGAACATTTGAGAGAGAATGTTTCTGATTATCAGCTCGGCTCGGCTTCCCTAGAGGACGTACGCAACCAAGCAACTTACGAATATGCTGGTCTCTCTATGGGACACTTGAGGCCTCAGGGTGTGTCTACTATTGTAGACTCCTCTACTACCGAAGTGGTAGACGGCTACACAGCTATCCTGTCAGAACTGCTATTCGACAATAACAAGATCGCAAAGTTCACACCGAACTCGATGGAACCCATTAATGTCCACCGGACCAAACAAGCTGAAGACCTCACAAACCATGAGATCTTTACGGCTAATGATGGTTGGCTCAAGCTAAACAGCTGGGCTAAGGCAGGACTACTCTGGAAGAACTCCATCATTCGTTGGGACTGGTGCGAAGACTACCACTACGAATTCGAAGAGTACGAAGAAGTCGACGAGAACAAACTCGACGAACTCCTTGGTGATGATAATGTTGATATCATCGGAGAACTGGTTGCAGTAGACAAAGCTGTAGAAGTCGCTCCGGGTGAAATCGAGACTATCGTTGTTTATAAGGATGTAAAACTTAAACGTAAACACGACAGGAGCGGCGTACGGTTCGATGTAATTCCACATGAGAATTTCTCGATTGACCGTAATGCCACATCGTTGGAGAACTTTACCTATGTAGGTATTGAGGAAGATGATATCTCTAAGTCTGACCTTCGCAAGCGTCACCCAAAGAAGTTCACTAAGAACTTCGACGAATGGGATACCCTTGATTCAGATGGTTCAAGTAATTACAACAGAGAAAGCTCTATCCGGAAAGATGTTACTGGCGAAAGCTATAACGGAGAACTGGACAAGCAGCTATCTAACCTAGACGAAAACCAGACCTACCTCGTAACCGAGTGCTGGGTCTTTGCTGATCGTGATGGTGATGGTATCTCTGAGATGCGACATGTTATCTTCTCTGGTGACTGTCTCATTCTGGATGAGTACGCGGAAGAGGTAACTCTGGCTGCACTCTGTCCAATCGAAATCCCTTACGAGTTCTATGGCCTCTCAATGGCTGACATTACTCGTAGTTCTACCTTGACTTCCACCGCGATCCTTCGTGGCTTCGTGGAGAACGTCTATCTGACTAACTTTAGCCCACGTATGGCTGATCCTAACGTTGTGGACTTCGCAGCGCTTCAAAACATGAAGCCAAAGTCGATCATCCCAACTGTAGGTAATCCATCTGGTGCTGTGCAAATGCTGCAGCCGGAAAACATCGCTCCCGGTACTGTTCCCTTGTTGGAACATATGCAAGTGCAGAAAGAACAGGCCAACGGCCTATCCAAAGCGGCTCAAGGCCTCAATGACCAACTTTATGTCTCCGGTAACTCGGAACAGAAGCTGGCCAAGGTTCAAAGTGCTGCTCAGACTCGTATTCAACACGTTGCACGTCGTTTTGTGCATACTGGTATCAAGCGTTTCGTTAAGGGTGTCTATAAGGCAATCCGTAAGAACGCTGGCGAAAGCCGTGGATACCTTGATCGTGAAGGAATTTATCGTGAAGTAAACGTTAGTGAGCTTCCGGATACCATCCACTTCAATGTAGATGCTAATCTAGGTGAGAATTCTAACGAAAACCTTCGCATGAAATACGAAATGGTTGCAGGTATTATGCAACGATTGGCCGAGAATGGCCGTCAGATCGTGATCAAAGAGTCCGCGGACGCCCGTTTAGCGTCCATGGCAATCACTGCACTCGATTTGGACCCCATGGACTTCATTGAAGACTACAATGACCCCGAATTCGAAGAAAAAGCCAATGCATCGCGTGAAAAGTTCATGGCTGCAGAGGATAAGAAGCTCGAAATCGAGGAATTGAAGAATTCTTATGACGTTCTGGCTAAAGAAGCCAACGCACGACTGCTTGCAACCCAAGCGGACAACGCAATGCAAGACAACGCCAAGCAATTGGCCATCGCAATGGATACTCACTATCAAAATTGGGCCGAATTGGCTCTAAAGGCTGATAAAGAGGGTACTCCTCGTCCTGAGAAACAACCAATCGAGACTTTGATCAAAGCTGCCTACACTCTTATCAGTCAGTATGGTCCCTCGAACCTTTCAGGCATTCAAGGTCGCCTTAATGAGCTTTCTAAGAAGCAGGTTAAGGAAGAAGCCAAGAATATTGCGGCTGATGAACGCGTTGAAGAAGAAGGATTGATGTAAATCATGGAAGCTGAGGACACAAAACAAGAAATGAGGGAGCGCTTCTTCCACGTACTCAAAGATGGGGAAATGGAAGAGCGCAAACCCCACCTACAACAGATCTTTGCCCACAGGGGCGAGATGGCTGGTCGTAAACGGGATGAGTTCTTTGATGGAGCTTATGCTGAGATCATGCTTGATCTGTTTATGCGGTGGTGTCAAACCGAACTGAATGAAACAACACTTCGTGAGAGTCTCTATCATAACGTACTTGCCCTAGGGGCAGTAAAGAACAAGCTTTCCGAGTATCAAATGTATGCTCGTAATGCTCCTTTCTTGATGGAAAATGACGAAGAAGATGAGGACGATAACAATGAAACTAACTAACACACTGGTCTCGCGAGGGCTTACTGCTCTCAAGATCGACCAAGCCGTGGAGAATACTGAGAAGGTACTCTTCCAAGTAATTAATAATGCTGGTAAGAACGTTACCAACGCGCAAGCGATGAAAGGTAACGCATCTACCCTCGCAGCTGACCTAGACGTACTCTATGGGTTCCAAAAGGAATTCGAAGCGTTCGAAAAGGAAGCTAAGAAAGCAGCTGATGAAATTGAGAAGAAGGCAGCAGCCCAGCGCAAAGCTGATGAAGCCGCAGCCGCTAAACCTAAATCAGAAGCTGCTAAAGCAGTTAAGCCTACCGATGATGCGGAGGCTAAATCTAGTGTCTCCCCTACCAACGGC